TTAGTTCCTCAGCACTATTTAAAATATTATCTAAATCAAATGTATTTCTAGCAAATTTTTTTAATTCGTTTATTTGATAATCTTTAATTTTTAAAAGATTTATTTCTAAAAATGGCTTTTCATCCATCATATTAGGCTTTTCTAAATCAGTATAAAATTATAAACAATACCATTTGTTAAAACTCCAATTTTAGCTGGTGTAACATTAAAATAACGAGTTAATTGTTTATCGCAATTTTCAAGTGTATTATTGCAATCTTTACATTCCACTAATATTCTTGGAACATCATCAATTAAAATTGCATAATCAACTTTTTCACCTTTTGCATCTGCAATATCTGCTGTAAATTCTGCATGAAATTCAAAAGGATTTCTAGTATCATAACCAAGCATATCAAAGAAAGGCAAAACAAACACTGTTTTAGTCATTTCTTCATTAGTTACTCTGTCTTTGTACTTCTCAATTTTCTTAGATAATTCTTCAATATTGTCTTTTAAATCCATAACCCCCATCTCCTTTTAAAATATTTAAAATACTTTTTATATTTCTTTATTATTTTTTATTTTTATTAAGTTTTCAACCATATCATCTAATAGTTTAAGTTCGTCAATAGTTAAACTATTAGTCTTAGAAAGTAATTTTTTTTGTTTTTCTAAAATTTCTATTTTATCTGAAAAATCTACTAATAATTTAAAATAAGGCATAATTCCAAAATATTTTGCAATTTTTAATAGATTATTAAGTTCAATGTGTGTATCTTCTGAGTTATCTTTGATTCCGACTATGTACATAATATCTTTTAAATTTATATTTTGTTTCTTACATAGTAAGTTAATTATTTCCCTAATTTGTGAAATTCCTATTTCTGAAAATTCTACCAGACTTAAAATATTTTCATTAAAATCTTGATAATATACATCAGATGAAGGAGGTATAAATTTCATTAATTTTTTTGTATTATTTTTATTAAGTTTCTGATTTTCTTCTAAATCTAAAATGGTTTCAATTGTATTTATTCCATTGAAAATATAATCTAATGAAATATTAAAATATTTACAATATAAACTTGCATTTGGGGTTGATATGATTCTTTTGTTATTTTCCCAACGTGAAATCATACTTTTGCTAATATTAGCATTATAATTTTTATTGAAAATTTCTGAAAGTTGTTCCATAGTCAAACCTTTATCAATTCTTAATTTTTTTAATTTTAATCCTAAATTCATATTATCACCTTCTTAATTTAAAAAAAGTATAACATATTTTTTCATTAAAGACAACTTTTTTATTTTTATAAAAAAAATGTTGACTTTTAAATCAAAGAATGTTATTATAATTTTGTTGACGTTAGAGTAAACTTTTTAAAAGGAGGTATTTATGAGAAATTTTAAATTAAAAGCATTTTTTACTCAAAATGGAATAAAATTAAAAGATGTAGCAAAAGATTTAAAGATTACAGAAAGCACTTTTAGTCAAAAAATAAATCGTAAAAATGGAAAAGACTTTACAACGAGAGAGATTAAATATTTATGTGAAAAATATAACCTATCATCAGATAATTATTTTTTTTAAATATTTTGTTGACGTTAGAGTAAACTTTTTTTAAAGGGGATGATATATGAAAAATAATCAATAAAAGATTTAGAAAAATAAAGGAGTGATTGAATGGGTGAATTAATAAAAATAGAAGTAAAAAATAATCAACAATTAGTAAGTGGTAGAGAGTTACATGATTTCTTGGAGATAGGAACTAGATATGATACATGGATAAATAGAATTATAGAAAAATATAATTTCATTGAAAATAAAGACTTTATAGTGGTTGCCCAAAAAAGAGCGAGCAATGAAATTAAGGGATATACAGAGTTTGATGATCATTTAATGACAATAGCAATGGCTAAGGAAATATCTATGGTAGCTAATACTGAAAAAGGAAAGTTTGCTAGACAATATTTTATTAAATGTGAAGAGGCTTGGAATAGTCCAGAGATGATATTAGCAAGGGCTAATCAAATTCAATCACATATGATAGAAGACTATGCAAAGAAAATTGAAGTTCTTGAAAATAAAGTAAAAGAAGATAAGCCAAAGGTACTGTTTGCCGAGTCAGTTGCAACTTCTAAAACTTCAATATTAGTTGGAGATTTAGCAAAAATAATAAAACAAAATGGAATTGATATAGGACAAAAGAGATTATTTGAATGGATGAGAGAGAATGGATATTTAATAAAAAGACAAGGATCTGATTACAATATGCCGACTCAAAAATCAATGGAGTTAGAATTATTTGAAATAAAAGAAACAGCAGTAACTCATTCTGATGGGCATATTTCAATAAATAAAACTCCAAAGATTACTGGAAAAGGGCAAGTATATTTTATTAATAAATTTTTGAGATAAAGAAAGGAGATGAAGAAAAATGCACTGTAAAGTATTTCAAGAAAATAAACATAAATTAAGTAAATTAAATTTATCTGAAGCTATAACTTTAAAAGAAGCTACAGAAATATTAGAAAAGATATTAGAAGAAGAAAAGGAGGCTAACAATGAAAAATAAAAAATTTAAAAAAGTAACATTTTTTAACTATTTGAAATTTAAGATAAAATGCGTATTTAATATTTTGTGGTTATGTCTTAACTATCCATTTGATAAATTATTAGAATGGATGTGATATTTATGACAGCAAAAGAAAGAATTGAAATTAAATTAAACCTAGCAAAAGAAAATTTAAAAGAAGCAAATGAAGAATATTACAAGATAGGAAAAGAAAATAGACCAGTTGCTGAAGGACATGCTTATGCAATGGTTAGATATTATCAAGGCGTAGTTGATACTTGCAAATTTACATTAGAACTTTTAGAAAAAGGTGATTAAATGGGAAATTATAAAATTAGTGTAGAGAAAGCCATTGCTTTATCTGATGGAGAATTAAACAAAGATGATATTTATAGTTTAATTCAAGCTAATGAAGTTCCAGGTTGTATCTATATAAAAGATCAAGAAAAGGAAAGGGGGAAATATTTAATAATAAAACCACATTGGTTGAACTTTTTAGCTGGGAAAAGTTATAAAAAAATAAAAACATCTAATAGCACCGACCAAAGTTTATTAGATGTTTTGAAAAAAATATTCAAGTATTTAACTTTACTTGAATTATATATCAAATTTAAAAAAAATTCAAGGAGTGATAAAAAATGACAGTAGTGGAATTAAAAGAAGAGGCAAAAAGATTGGGTTTAGTTGGATATAGCAGATTAAAAAAAGCTGAATTAGAAGAACTTATAGCAACTGCTAAAGCGGAAGTTATAGAAATGACTAAAGATGATTTTAAAGAGTCTCTAAGCACAAATAATGAAGTCTATGAGTATGCTAATGAAGATGATTGGCATACTTTAAGAGAAAAAAGAATAGGTGGATCTGATATAGGAGCAATTTTAGGAGTTAATAAATACAAAAGTATTATTGATGACTATATAGACAAAACAGAAGGATCTAATTTTGAGGGCAATGAAGCTACATTTTGGGGGCATATGCATGAATCAACAATAATGAAAGTGTTTGCTCAAAAGCATAGAGAATTTAATGTATACCAAGTCCCTTACTCTGTTGTAGATAATTTTCTTATAGCAAATTTAGATGCTGTTTTAAAAGATAAAAACACTGGAGAACATGGAGTTTTAGAAATAAAAACTACAAATGCTTTTAACTATAAAGACTGGGAAGGAGATGTAATACCTCAGTATTATTATGCACAAGTGCAGCATTATCTTATGCTTACAGGTTATAAATTTGCATATATAGCTGTGCTAATTGGAGGACAGCAATATAAGGAATTTAAGATAGAGAGAAGCGAGGAAGATATAAATTTAATTAGAAATAAGGCTACTGAATTTTATCAAGAAAATTTATTAAAAAAGATTCCTCCAATGCCAGATGGAAGTGACGCATATATGAATCATCTGAAGAAAAAGGCAATGGAAATAGAAAATAATGAAGTTATAGAGTTTGCAGACTTAGAAGAAAAAGCTGCAAAAATTAAAGAGTTGAGTAAAGAAATTAATTCTTTAAAGAAAGAACAGGATCTATTAAAAGAAGAAATAATGTTGGAACTTATAAATAATGGTACTCAAAAAGGAGTTGCTGGGAAACATAAATTTAATATTCAGAGTAAAAAAAGTCCTGATTTTGAGGCTATGGCAAAAGAAAATTTAGAGCTAATGGAACAATATAAAGAATTAGAAAGTAAACATCAAAAAACATCAAAATTTTTAATGGTTAGATAAAAAGGAGAGTAGATAAAATGGGAACAGCAACAGCAAAAAATAGCTTAACAACAAATAATAAAACAACAGCATTAACAGAAAAAAAAGGAAAAACAATATTTGATGTGATACAAGCAGGAGCAAAACAATTTGCAACAGCATTACCAAAACATATAAATTCAGATAGATTTGTAAGAATAGCAATAACAACTATAAGACAAAATCCAAAACTTGCGAAATGTAATCAAGAGAGTTTGTTGGGTGCTTTAATGGTATCTGCTCAACTTGGTTTAGAACCTGGTACTTTAGGACAATGTTATTTAATACCATTTGAAAATAAGAAAGCTGGTACTGTTGAGTGTCAGTTTCAAATAGGATATAAAGGACTAATTGAATTATTAAGAAGAAGCGGACAGTTATCTGACATATACAGTTATACAGTATATGAAAATGATGATTTTAACATTGAATATGAATTATCAAGAACATTAACGCATAAGCCAAATTTTGATGAAAGAGGAGAAATAAAAGGCTTTTATGCTGTAGCAATATTAAAAGATGGTGCTAAAGCATTTGAATATATGACAAAAGATGAAGTTATAAAACATGAAGAAAAATACAGAAAAGGGTCATATAAAAATGATGTATGGAATAAGAATTTTGAAGAAATGGCACAAAAAACAGTAGTTAAAAAGCTATTAAAATGGTTACCAGTATCAGTTGAATTTCTTGAAATGGCTGCAAAAGATGAAAAATCATTTAAAGTTGTAGATGATAAGAGTACAGAAGTACAAGAAATTGAAATACTTGAAAATAATGGTGATATTATCAATGCTGAAACAGGCGAATTTATTGAAGAAGCTACTGAGGATAATAAAAGTTCAAAAAAGCAAATAAATGATGACACTATGGTTCAAGGTCTTTTTGAAAATAATAAATAATTAACAGCAGGAGGCAGGGAATTTGGAACAATCAAATAACAAAAATAAAGAGAGCTTTTTTCAAATTCCCAAAGTTCTCTTTAAAATGAGAAGAGAAGGGAGTTTAAGTTTAACAGCATTTGATATATATCTTTTAATGTCTGACAGGTTTAGACTTTCTAAGAAAAATGGATGGATAGATGAAGAGGGAGATACTTATATAATGTATTCTTATGAAGAATTATGTGAAGAATTAAATTTAAAAAGAAGAAACTCTATATCTGAGGCTATTAAAGAGTTAGAAAATTTAAATCTTATAGAAAAAAAGAGAAGATATAACAGAAGTAATGTTTATTATTTAGTAGACATATCTGATAGTAACAATAATGTTACTTCTAATAGTAACGAAAACGATACTATTAAAACAGATGTTAATAGTAACAAAAAGGTTACTACTATAAGTAACGAAAATGTTACTCTTAATAGTAACAATAATGTTACTTCTAATAGTAACATAAATGTATACGCTAATAATAACTACAATAATAATAACTACATGAGTAATAACTACAAGAATAACAACAAGGAAAATGTTGCTGGAATTATAAGACAAGAGATAAAATTTTTAATAAAAAACAGGAAGATAAAAATTGAAAATATAATTAAATATTCTAATGACTTGGAAAGAATAAAACAGGTTTTTGAATATGCTGATAAAAATAAAAAAGGTGATGGTTGGATTATAGCTTGTCTTAGAGATAATTATTCCATTGATCAGAAAGAAGAGAACCAGGAAAAAGAAAAAGACTACTCAAAAACTATGGATGAAATCCTGAGAGGAGGATAAATTGAGTATTCAAAAAATAGAAGAAATAGCTAAAAATACAGTGGTTAAAGATTTTTTAGAAAATATACCTGAAGAAAATACCAACAATGAACCAAAGATTTTAGCTAAATGTGAAAAATGTGGAGAGCCTACTTTATTGGAATTTTCAGAGGGTAGAACAAAATATATTGAATGTCCTTGTCAAAAAGAAGCAAGAATAAAAGCTAAAATTGAAAAGTTTAAAGAATTATCAATAACTAGCAGAAATTATGGAAGAGATAGCTTTAAAAATGCAATTTTAGGGGATAATAAGGCAGAAAATGAACTGTATAGAAAAATAAAAAAATATGTCAAAGGCTTTGACAAGGTACTTGAAATAAATGATGGATTATTGTTTAGAGGAGGTTGTGGCACTGGAAAAACTTTTTTAGCAAACTGCATATGTAATTATTTAACTGAACATGGCTATACAGTGTTAAGTTTTAACTTAGCTGGATATTTAAGAACCATCAAAGATAATTTTCAAATTGAAACTCAATTATTGGAAGCAGCCAAAGAGGCTGATATGCTTTTTATTGATGATTTGGGTTCAGAAAAAATATCTGATGATTGGGGAAAAGAAAAGATAAATAGCTTGATTGATGTTAGATATAATGCAGAAAAGCCAATGATAATAACTACAAATTTAAGTGCTGAAGAAATGATTGATTTTTTAAAGTTTAAAGGAATTAATAAAATTTCTGATAGGCTTAATGAAATGCTAAAAGAATTCAAATTTACTTGGCAAACTAAGAGAAAGCCAAAGAGTAAATCATTTTGGGAAGAATAAAAATTAAAATAATCGTTTAGAGGTTGTTTTTAAGAGTTTAAAAATCAAAAACGATAAATTATACCACCGATGTCTAAAAAAACATTTTTTAGCCTATATGGTAAAGCCAAAATAGATTTTAAAACTCATTTATAACCTCAAAAATGAGTTAAAAAAAATTAAGGAGAAAATATATGATATTTATACCTGGAAATACTCCAAGTTCTAAAAATAGTAAAAGAATAATAACAATTACTAATAAAAAAAATGGAAAGAAAACAACAAGATTGATAAATTCAGAAGTTACAGAAAAATATATAAAAACTTCAAAAACAGATTGGATTTTAAATAAAAGAAACTTTCTAAAAATGTTAGAAGGTAAGGAAAAACCTTATAGAATAGAACTTTATTTTATTAGAGATTCAAGAAGAAAATTTGATTATATCAATGCTGCACAAATAGTTTTTGACCTAATGCAAGAATATGGCTATATAGAAGATGATGATTCTACTAATATAATTCCAATTTTTAAAGGTTTTGAAGTTGATAAGGTTAGAACTGGAGTTAAAATTGATATTTTATAGATTAAAGGAGGAATAAATGACGATTTTAGATATGTTAAAAATAGGGATAATTTTGTTGCAGAAGCATTAGACTTAGTAACTGCCACTATAAATTTATTATTGTTATGCAAAGTTACAGACTTAGATTTTAATAAGCATATAGAAAAATTGAATGCTTATAGAAATGGAAAGTACAAAAAATGAAGAGGTGGAATTGGTGAAAAAAGAAGAAATATATAAAATCATAGATGAAAGGGTAGAAACAAAAATTAAAGATTTAAAAAATATAAATAATTTAAAATCACCATATAGGAAAGTGGAAGTTATTTTAAAAAATTACAAGAACTTTCAAAAAATGGTAGTTTCTTTAAAAGAACAATTAAATAATATAGAAATAGTAAAAAAAATAAATCCTGATTCCACTAAGCCAGTTGGATATGTTGATTATAAGCCTGATATAGAGAAAAAGGAGTATATAAGAGATAAAATAAATGATGAAATATTGATATATACAAATAGAATTTTAAAAACAGAAAATGCTCTAAAATTTATAAAAAAAGATAAATACTATAAAATAATAGAGCTAAAATATTTTGAAAATTATTCTATTGAAGAAATTTGTAATGAATTAAATATCAGTGAAAAAACATTTAGAACTCATAGAAATAGGTTAATTGATAGCTTATCATTATATTTATTTCCTAAAGAAATTTTAGAAGATTTTTAAAATTTTACCGTTTT